ATACTTATAACTGCAACGCTTGGCTAGCGTCCACTTGCTCGCGTCCAACGTGCCACTCCCTTTCAGGAGAACACGAAGGAGATGACTCCAGTCATCAATGTTGATCACTTGGATCACCGGCAGCTCAACCAACGTAAACACCTCAAACCTGTGAAGGTCGGGGCACATGCGCGTGGTGAACTGTGGGACTTTGTTCTTACGCCTTTTGGCCCACTTCTCCTTTTTCTGTGGAGAAGCAAACCAGGGGACGTAACCCAATTCCCAAGCCGGTGGTACATAGCGGGTATGACTCAGCATAAGCAGACCCCGTGAGGGGACACTGTTCTGTCTGAAGTCATTGTCGGCCTCGTAATCCTCGGGTATTACTACCCGGGTCGTTCGAACGACATCCCCATACCACGACCTGTAAAGGTCGTATAGGGGATCCGCAATGATATAGGTACCAAACCGCAGGATTAGATTGTTAAACCAATCCAGGGTTCGGAAACGAGCTCGATCCATCACGTTCCTGCTCCCATCAAGTACGGGTACCTCCCGACACTTGACGACGCTTACATCCTCACCTAAGAGGAAGTCAGCGCCACACGACTCCCGAAAGGGGCCGCGAAGGAACGACTTGTTACGGTTGACCACGAGGCCAACCGCTTCCAGTGCACCGATCACGCACTCTGAGTGATCAGTCGGAACAATGATATCGTCCCCAAAGACTGCGAGTTGGTTAAACTCAAGTCCAAGGGGTGCAGAGCTGAACATATTCGCCATTGCGAACTCATCCAGCATTGTTGCGGCATTAGCTAATGCCCAGAAGCAAATCGCCTCAACAGGGAAACAGACAGCTGATCCCATTGGTGCGAACTTGCGGAACGGTACCACCGTTCCGTCCGGTAACCTAGTAGCTGTAGACCTGCACGCTTCAAGGCATCTAACCCACTCGGTGGGGAAGAGCCTGCGCACAAGGTCGAGGCCAACTCGGTCACTTGCTTCTTTTAGGTCAAGGGTTGCTAAGGCTCCGGTTGCGGAACCCCAGCGTGCCAAACGCTGATTTCGCGTCTGGTCCCTACAATCCAATTGGGCTTTGACCATCGGATACGCGTCGATTGCATCATACAGCTTGGTCATGAGACCTTGCTGAATATACATGAACTCCCTAGGTTCCGTGCTGATGAGGCGCGGGCCACGGGAATCCTTCGGAACGTAAACGACTCTCGCCATGGGCTCCTCACAGAGCTCAAGAGAGTCGATCTTCTCGTTTTCACGGAGATCGACGCCTTGAGATAGGAAGAACCAGTCCTGGTATGGGTATACCAGGTCAAGCTTAGGGATGAACCGAGGGTAGCTGTAACGCTCCCAAGGTTCAGTCTTACAGCTTGATGCACCGGACCCGTGTCGTGGCAATATATCCATAGGCGAGTGCCTGTGGAGTAACCGCTTGACGAAACGGCTTGCTCGTGTGAGCAAGGTGTCAACTGAGATAGACAAACAGCCGCCATGAGATAGCACGGATAGAGGAGTGATCCCCAATCTATGCAGCTCAGACGTTGTCTGACTAGTTAAGTCCAAACTAGCTAGATCGCGCTCAGCCTCCAGGAAGGAGGCTTCGACGGCCTTTACTTGTTTGTCAGTGTACGGCAATATGGTCTTGTAATACATCAGGGAGACCTGACGTAAAGCTCTGACCGCACCCGCTAGTTCATGTGCCGATTCCAAATGTAGAAAATTACTTCCACCTTGAAGCTCGGACCTGAGGTTGGTTAACTGATCTCCATTTGCAGCAACATAGCTGCCGGAGACCAGCACCTCCCAGGCCTTCCGCATAAACATTGGGTAGGCATGCCCTCGTACCGCCTTGAAACCCCGAACCGGCCGAAGCACACCTTCCTCAAAAGAGAGGTGTAATGCTTTAGCGAGTTCAGGGAGGACGGTGGTCAAGAAGGTCATGCCTTCAGCCTCACATCTGGTTCGTAAATGCGCTTCATCTTGCGCAGTCCAGTAATGAGACAGTTCAGTGTCATTAACGAGCGTGAGCAGGACGCTCACCATTCTGTTTACTTCAGCGTTCATAACGTTGGATTCAGAGTGCTACTACAGTTGATGATACTAGTCAGGTGGTTCGGGGCCTATTATGGCCCAGAACTCGTACGTGTCTTACTCCGGCGATACAGCCAAATGAGCACACCGACCACGACGGTCAGAAGGCCCCCTTCCGCGCTGAAACTTTCAGCGGGTTGTTGGGAAACCTTCTGCCACCAAAGGTCGATGTATTCACATGCTGTAATCTCCTGAGCAACAGGGATCTCTTCTTCGATCATTCGATGATTTGGTGTCAACCAAACGACTCCGATTTAATGCGGATCGTCTTAGATGAGTTTATAGCCTAGTGGCTCGACCTAATGTCGAGCATTCACGACGGCATCCTTGACCGCGGTTTGGAGGATGGCCTCCGCCGCGATTTCCAACGTCTCGTGTACATACGAAACCGGCATCCCTGCCGGCCGTGTGACCGTGACGTTGACGACACATTCCCCCTCGTACTTGAGCGAGACCGAGTTGTAATACGGTCGGCGCACAGCCTCGAGGGATCGTACGATCCCCGCTTTGGTCGTTTCGGCGGCGAAA